ACGGCGACGATTGCCCAGGAAGACGCCAGTTTGAGCAGCGCCCCTTCCCAAGGCACGCCCACCGACCTAGCCGATGCCATCTCCGCCATCGAATCAAACGCCGAAGATCCCGCAGACACCGACTACTGGCCCGAAAGCATCGCGGAGGCATTCGCAGATTCACCGATGCAACAAGGCATCGAGAACAACGACTTCGCGGAGTTCTACAATGGCATTCCAGCCGATCAACGCACTGCGCAGTTCACCAAATGGGCCGAGGATTCAAAAGCAGCGGAAACCAGCGAAACTGACATCAACCTCGACGATGCCGAGTCATTCCTTGAATCCGACAAGGCGAAGGAAATGGCTCTCGCTCCATTCCTCCCGCAGGTAGCCGAGCGCGTCACGTCCACCATCCGCCAGATCGAAGCCACGGGCCGCTACAAATGGAACGCCAAAACGAAGACGTTCGACGAAATGGACGAGCCGCAGGTGCTTTACAGCGCCCCCACGGAATCAGCGCCAGCACAGACCACGCCCGACAATTCCGCCCAGGTGCGCGAAATCATCGCATCCATGCCGCAAGTCTGGCAGGACGTGCTGAAAGACTTCAACGCTGGCAAAACGGTCGAGGACATCGCCAAGTCCCGGCTCTACACGCCAGAGCAAACCGCCCACATACTCAGCCTAGCACAAGGCCGCTTCGACTACCTACGCGGAGCCCTGCCCACCAAGCCCAAGGTGACACCAACCCCAGGCGGAGACCCCCTGTTCAAAGGTGGACGCCCAGACCTCGCCTACAGCGCCATTCCAGCCTTCGCCGCCGTTGACCAAAATCGAGGTACCCCGGAGCAAGTCACCCACGCCGAGATGCAGGAGGCTGCAACGCGCATGTTTGCTATCGACCCCGCTGCCGCTGAAAAGCTGGTCACGCGCTGGATGGACGGCGGAGGCATGGCGTTCTCAGTCGAGGACATGCCAGACGGCATCAAGGCCATCGTGGCAGATGCCCAGTCGCGCAAAGCTTCCATGGCACTCATGACGGCCGCTGCGCAGATTTTCACCGTCGAAAACGCCTTCGCAGGTGGCAGCAGCGCCAAGAGCGCCCGCCTGATCGACCTCTACCGCAACAGTGGCGAGGAGTTCGCGCGCGCACTCAGCCAGCGCCGCGACGTATTCGAGACACCCGCCGAACGTAATGCGTGGTTTCTCTCCGAAGTCCTGCTAACGCCGCCCCCTTCAATCCGTAGCGAAATGAAGCGAAACCCGGCGAACAAGGCGAAAATACTCGCTGAATGGGCCGCGCGCGCCGACCAGATCAAGAAGGAGCTTTTGGCCGAGGGTATCGACATCGACGCCACGATGAAGCAGATGGCGAAAGAGCGTGAACTTGCCGCCGCTACCATTCCCGAGGCAGCAAAACAGCCGCTGGCACTCGCACCAAAGACCGTCCGCCAGGCCGTGAAGACCATCTATGAGGGTGGCACATGGCAGGACGCTATAAACGCCTCGGGACTGGACTTCAAAAGCTTCCAGAAGGCGTACAACGGCTTCCGTGGTGGACTACGCGGGATGATGTCTCGCGCCGCCGCCGCCATCCGCAACACCCTCGGATCAGCCCCCACCGATTCAGAGAACGTCCTTGGCCTGCCAGAATGCACCAACGATGTGAGTTTGAACGTTGCCCCGATCAAAAACAAGGCCGCGCAGGCGCTCGCCATCCACCGCAACCGCAAGATGGAGGGCGAAATCGACCTTAAAAACCCGCTTTCCGTGAACAAAGCCCGCGTCGCGATGCAGCTCCGCAAGGCTACCGGCTTCGACGCACTCAGCGAATACTGGCGTGCATCCATCTTGTCCGGTCCCTTGACCGCCATCGTCAACGTCACCTCCGGCCTCAGTTATGGGACCTATGAGGCGACATTCAAAAAACTGTCTGCCGCCGCGATGGCAGACGTGGCCCGCCTGTTCGGATTCAAGCCCGACGCCCCCAGCCTGCGCGACATGCCCGCCATGATTGCAGCCGTCATGCCATCTTTGAGACTCGCCGGCAGAGACATGGTCGCATCTTGGAACACGGAGACGACCGCATTCGACGCCTTCGCATCGGATGATGGTCTTTTCGCTGGCACCAGTTCATTCAAGGAACAATTCGACCCCGCGCTGAAAGGACTGCTCGGCAAAGTTATGCGCGGGATCTCCTTCCGCCACATGGGGGCCGCTGACGAGTTCGTGAAGAGTTTCTTCACCCGCATCGAGGTGGCAAGCCAGGCCGCTCAAATCGCCCGCAACGAGGGCAAGACGGGCGAAGCTCTCGCGCAGGCCATGAAAGACCTCATGCGCCCCGGCTCCCTCGCATGGGAGCGGGCACTGGCACAGGCCAAACGCATCACATTCCAGGATCAGGAAGTCGGGCGCGGCAAGGGACGCAAGAAGCTGGACAGCCCATTGCAGCCAGGACACGCGACCATCGACGTTCTCGACAACCTTGCCGATGCGATCAGCCGCACCAAGAAAGGCGACTTCGGCAGCGCGCTCAAAGTCCTGTCGCACTTCGTTTTCCCCTTTGTCTCCACCCCGACCAACATTTTCAAGGCTGGCGTCACCATGTCGCCCATGGGGGGAGTTCTGGCGATCATCGACGCCGCGCGCGCCGCGCAGCGATACAGCAAGGGCAACAAACAGGAAGCCGCCCGCATCTACAACGCAGCCCGAGCTTTCGATGACATCACGAATCAGATTGTCTGCTGGGGGTTCATCCTTGGCCTTTCCTCGCTGGTGAAACCGGGGGACGATGACGACCAACTCCCATTCATCACCGGAACCCTTCCTTGGCGCACCAGCTCCCCAGGTGAACGCGAAAACGCCTACCGCACCGCACCGCCGCAGTCCATCCGCATCGGGGACACATGGTATTCCTACCGTCGTCTCGACCCCTTTGCCTCGGCCCTCGCATTTATGGTGGACGGTATTCGGCAGTTCCAGAGCGGCAAGCCCATTGATGAAGTGTGGGGCAAAATCGGCACCGGCATGCTTTCCACGATGCAGGACAAGACATTCCTGCAAGGCGTGTCCGATGTGATGAACGCGATTTCTGACCCCGAGCGCTTCGGCACCCGCTGGTTCACCAACATTGCCACAGGCTTTGTCCCGAACCTCTGGCGTCAGCCGTGGAGCAAAACTGACCACGTGTTCCGCGAAACCGATCTGCCTAACGACATGGGATTCGTCGAATCAGTCGCCCGCCGTGTCGGCTTTGGCATGTTCCCCAGCCCAAGCAACCCCATTGCCCCCATCCCGGCCATTGACGCTTTCGGACGTGAGGCCACCAAGAGCACCGGCACAGGCCAGCCAGGCAGCGACATCCTACTACGTCTCATCTCCCCCGTGGAAACACGCGAGGGTGCCGTAGGACGCGAAGGCCAGCCCGTTGACCCGCTGGACGTGAAGATTCTGCGCTACAACATGGCGCACGACAAAGGATTCGGCTTCACCGCTCCATCCCGCGAGATTCAGCGCACGATCAACGGCAAGGCGATCAAAATCAGCCTCACTGACGAGGAATATCTCTACTACGAGAAGAAGTCAGGCCAGGGCTTCCACAACGCCATGAAGACCATCTACGGTCAGAAGCAGGGCGATTTCAGCGAGGCAGACTTTGCCGACATCAACCACTTGCATGCGCGAGTGATGGAACCGTTTGGAAATGACGTGTTCTCCAAAGTCTTGCGGAAACGGCAGGCGGATCAACGGTGATCTACAAGTGCCGCCATCCCCATTATCATCATCAGTGCCGCTGGAATCTTTTGCCCCGTCTTAATGCCGGTCAAGATCGACGGTGGCGTAGCATGACCATCAACGTGCCTCCACAGATGAAGACAGCCGCTGTGATTGTTCACATACTCAGACTCGGGCGGGTGGAACTGAACAACGCATTCGTGAGCGTCCCAAAACAGGGACTTCACGATGCACATTTCCTCCCATGACGGACATTTGGCAGGTGAATCAGGCAGACTCACGCTGACATGCTCCCACTGCGTTTCTGTGCCATCGCAGGCGATGATATTCAAGACTCGCCCATTTGCCGCACGCCCAGGAACACGGAATGCTCCGAATGGCGAGCCGGGGGCGCTCTTGTGATTGAAATGTTGATCGCGGAATTGTTCAGGAAATTTCATAAGATTAAAAGGATTCGAACATAAACTGCCATGAAGACTTCATAAGCCGCACCCAATTACCGATAGCGGAAGGCAGGAAAGTGATGGTGGTCACGAACAATATGGATCTCCAGTAGTGAATGAGCCCAGGCCATTCGTAGCCTTCGGGTGGTTGCGACTCAGGCACCGCCGCGCATGGCCCTTCGTGTCCTGCGCTACGGGTGCATTTCCAGCCAGAAGGAGGCAGGGAACATTCGGGAGTGGGCGTGGTGGTCATGGAATCCACCTCCCCGTGATGAACTTCGATGCGACGCACGCGGCAATGCCTAGACTTATCATGCTGATGGATGACCAAGATGGGTCATAGCCTCCCCCGATTTGATGCCCGCAGCTTGGGCAGGTGATGTAGGCGAGGAGGTTCATGAAGTAGGAGGTTCGGGAACTGGTTGCCAGTGAGTAGGATTGCGCGGCATTATACTATCGCGATAATTGCCATTGGTGTAATAGTCGGTCCAACCACCGCTGAAAAACTTATCTTCGCACTCATCGTAGAAAGTATCTTCCGCCGTATCATAGCAAACGCAGTAAGGACGGCTTTGACCAGTGCATGCCAGAACCCACGTCCCATCCTTCGGTGCCGTCTCAATTGGTTGCCACGCGCTCATACCAGCCCCTCCAGCGCCTTGATTGCCTTCTTCAGCGTGTCATCGTCGCATTTGAACACGATTTCGGTAAAGAGTGAGGTGAGTGTTTCAACGTCGCTCTCGGCCGGCTTCGGCTTCGCGGGTTTCTTCGGCAGTGGGAGGATTTCGATGATGTCTAAAGGGTCTTGGCTTTTAACCCAAACCCTTCCGTTTGGAAGATGTGATTGCCCATCCAGTGTGAGATATGGGTAGTTTAGATGTTGGCCGCCTTTGAAAGTCAGCTTAGACTCGTTCCCATTCCTCAACCTCAATCTCTGCCCCACGACACACTTGGACAGGTCGATGGCTGGCGTTTTCTTCTTGGGTGTGTTCATGGTGTGGTGGGCTGAATGGTCAAAAGCAGCGCAATGCAGTGGTGGATGGCTTCAGATGTGACAATTCCCCATCGCTCATTCAGGCCCATAATGGGCCAGCCATCCGTGCCGCGCACGGCTTCCAGATGGTCAATGTAATCGTCCCACAGTTCATCTCCAATCTTCCGCACCACGGGCATGATGGCATCTAGGCTGGTGTGGTAGTGCAACATAGGCTCCTCGGTTTCCACAAAAGCGCCGCATCCTCCATGCCTTACGTCGTGGCGCTCATCGTTGGTAACGTCGCGACCAAGGACGGGCATCTGGCATTTCGGGCACCACCAATCCTCCGATGGTTTCCAACCTGCCGCCTCCGCGACCATAACCCGGATATTCTGCCTGCCATCCTCAGTCTCAGCGAGGGTCAGGAGTGACTGTAGCGTGTGGGGTGTATTCATGGTGTTTATTCTTTGGACTTCACCCACGCGATAGCGGCGTCAATCTTGGTATCCCATGCCTCGTATTCGGCCAGGATTTGAGCGCGCGTCTTTCCTGACTCTCCGTGATGCTGTTTCATCTCTTCAGGAGTGAAACGTTTGAATGCGTGGCGCGCACGTGCAAGATCGTCACCCTTCAATTGTGACAAGGCGCGAAGTGTGAGTTCTTTGTGTTCGTTCATATCGGTGGTTCGTTGTGGTGGCTTGAGGGGTAAAAGGCTCACACTTTCTTGCGTAGCTTGCGGATCTTCGCCCGCAGTTCATCGATGCTTACAAACTGGCCGTATTGGTCAGCAATGCGCTTTCCACATTCGATGAGATGGCGTCCAATCTCGAAGTTCTTGTTGTTGTCATGCCGCGAGATGAAAGGCGCAATCGGGACGTTGGAGCTACTGATAGCGCGGCCTGCGCGGATCATAAACGCTGCTGCTTCACGATGGTTTTTAAATTGCGGCATGTGGTTGAGCTTGAGTTGAGGGGCGTGGGGGGGTTATTTCTTCGCCGCATCAACGTGGAATTTGGCATTCAATGCCGCGTCCACCTCCTCAACCCGATAGCGCACCGCGCCACCAATCTTAAAATAAGGTAGCGCACCGCTCTCGGTAAGAGTGAAGATCGTTCGCGTAGAAAATCCGAGGTGAGCGGCAATTTCTTTGCGGGTTTTATACGGCGAGGTTGCTGTTGGTTTCTTTTTCATGCCCTGTATTGTGATGCGATCAATTGCATTATCAAGAATAAAGATGCAATTTCTTTCCTAGATGGCTTCGGAGCGAGTTACTTGCGCGGATGGTGGAGGTTCATCAGTGTCGCATGCCATGCAGATCGCGATCCCGTTCTCAGAATCCACTTTGCACGGGTCATTATTCCATAGCCGTGTGCCGCAGCCCTCGCATACCTCGTTCAGGGTAAAGCATTGTCCCGGCCCATCATCGTCCAATACCTCAACAACATCCTGACCAGTAAAGCCGGGATTTTTGGCGATTGCTTGGGAATAGGCCATATCATGGTTCTCCGCTTCGATTTGGACGGTGCGGCGTTCAGTTTTGTGGAGGTCGATTTCGTATTTCATAGTGGCTGTTTGGTTAGCGTTCACTCTCTCAGGCAGAACCCCTCCCTCTCCCCATTGCAGAGAAGATGAGGGGAACCCAGACGGACTTGTTTCTCTTCGCCCCATCACGACACTTGCCGCTCCCAGCGAATAGCCCGCGTCCTGACCACGTCGGGCGACAGATACCGCTCTCATACGGTCTATCTTTGCGTGTGCTGGCGTTTCCGCTTCGCTGAGGACTTTGACTGAGTGGCCCCAAGGAACAGGACAATAAAAAAGCCTGACTCCGGGGTGCAGGCGGAAATCAGGCTTTCGCTTCGGGGAAGCTGGAGTTTGAAGCTCCAGTTGCACCCGAAGCAGACTCTTTTGGAGTCGCCGCGATAATGCCAGAATCAGCCGATTTAGCAAGAAGAAAAAATAGCGACATTGTGAGTTTCAGCCCATTATAGAGCATCCTAACCATGAAACTCTACACTCACCATTCATCGAACGACACGCCTCCATTCACTACCAGCACATGGGACGAGTGGCGAGAGTGGCAGTTCGCAGGGATCAAAATAGTCGCCATGGAGGATGGCCACGGAGGGAGCGAATTTTCAATTACTGCGTGGGGATGGTATCGCGGTAGAAGATGGAAACATCCATCCAAACAAGGATGGATAGAACGCATCGCATCCCGACTGCTACGGTTTGAGAATGCATCGCGTAGTATGAGTTTTACCCAACGCGTTGATTGGGTGGAGAAAGCTCGGGCAAAACACGAGTCCGCAAGAAGAAAAGAAACCCCGGCCACAAATCACCAGTCAGAACGCCCGTCGCCACCCCACTGATGCCCGCTCCGCGTGTCACTCGTTCGCAAGCCAGGCAGCATGCGCGTCGGCTTGTGACCCTGTGGCCGCATCTCCTTCAGCATCTCCATAGCCCGCTGTGCCTGTGTTCTGATCAATGCTGGCGCGTCCTGATTGCGCAGGCTGGAGACGTCGTAGTTCGTCACCGAGGGCTTGGAAAAGAACACGTCCAACGCCAGCGGCAGAAGAATCGAGTCGATGAAGTTGTTCGCCACAGGAAGGGCGGTCCCAGGATCAACCGTAGGCGTCAGCGTGGCGTAAATATCTGCCACGGTCAAAACTCCTAGCGAGGCCCGCGACTGGAACTCAATCACGGTATCGCTCGCCACGTAGCCGGAGAGCATCATGCGCAGTTTTAGAGATCCGCCTGAAACGGTGGATTCGATGAAATACAGCACCTCACCGCCGCGTTGCTGCGTCAATTCCTCCCGGTTGCTCACGGCGCGCAGGCGGGTGGTAGAATTGCGATAGCGAACTGGCTCCAATACCGTGATGACATCCGCGTCGAGTTCGACTGTGTCCACGTTCACCGTCGCATCGCCACTGGCGGTGGCTGATAGGTGCGGAAACTGGAGACTCGCAGTTGTGCCAGCAATGCCTGTGATGCGGTTCATGGCCGGATCACCCGGTAGTTGCACCCAGCAGCCGGCGGCATACGCAGGAAAGGTGCCTGTGGCCGTCTGCCCGCCATTGGTTAACCCTGTGACTGCCACCGTGAACGGAGCGCGGAAATACGCGCTCTTTTGCTGTTTGGCGGCAAACAAGGGGCCGATGACGGCCATCTGCTGCAAGGCGTTGTTGATCGAGGAAACCGCGTCAGGGATAGGATCATTGAAGTCCGCGCCGCCCGCGTAGGGGATGTCGTGTTGCTCCTCGCGGAGGTAGGCGAGCATCAGGGCTACGGTTTCGCGGGCGGTCATGATCAGATTCCAGGATGAATGCCGACGACAACAGCCTCCGGCATGCTCACGCTCACATCGTCAAGCGTGGCGATGACATCGGTTTCGAGGGCCAGCTTGTAGGTGACCCCGCCGCGAACGATTTCCCCGCTCTTGTAGGTGGAGAGATAGACGTTGGTGCCAGGCTCAATCGACAACTCGCAGCTAGGCCCGCAATCAACGACGACGGCCTCCATTCGCGTGTTGGCACCTTGAACGGCGACAGGGAGGACGATCCCCGCTGCGGTGGTCTGCTCGCGAGGGGTGACGTTGAGAAGCAGATAACGGCCAAGGGGGCGGATTCCAGGGTTTTGCATGGTGGTGGTCATGGGATTAGGCGGCGGTGGATTCTTTGCGGCGGACCCAACCAGCGTTGGCGAGTTCGACCTTGGATTCAGGGAGGGCGATGGCGACGCGCAGGGCATCTTCTTCGACGCCCAGCAGCGCGGCAAGGGCTTTGATGCGCTTGGGAGGCTCAATGAGATCAAAGGCCAGGTCACAGAGTGCGGTAGCGTCGGCCTTCACAACATCCCTCACGAGCAACACAGACCCGGCATCTTCAACAGTGGGGGCCAAGTCTGAATCAAGGATGCTGGCAAGAACTGGAGGCTCGACCACGGCCACCTGTTCAGTGGTCGGAACGGGCCAGTCTTCCACTTTCGTAGCTGGAAAGGCCTCCACGGCGGGCGCAACGGTCGGCTCATCGCTCAGCCCAACCACGTTTTGAGCGGGAGTCGTGTCCGCTGCGCCCATTTCGGGAGGGGATTCAATGAGAGTGGAGGCAGGGGCTGGAGTCGCACCAGCGGAGGCGACATTATGAGGATCGCTGGAATCCGATTCTCCCTGACTTGAAAGTTGAGACGCTCCGAGTGGAGCCTTGACGATTTCCTTCGGCATCTCCACCGTGACCACCATCGGATGCGGCATCCGGCGCTCGTCCATCATGGCATGCGCCAGATTGTCGGTGGGGCGTTTCTTGCCGTCCCCCTGCCAGATACGCAGAGGGATGCGCAAAATATGCCCTTCCAGCTTGGAGTCATAGCGGAAGACGTAGGCGCGGTTGTCTTTGGCGCGGTAGTCGTAGGGTGACGTGTTGCCGACGCCGATGAACTTGGCGACAATTACGGGTTCACCGTCTTGGATGTACTTCGCCAGCGTGGCGGAGTCGAGACGGGCGGGGAGGTTGGCGGGTATGGGTGTGGTGGGCATAAAGGTAAAAAGGAGGCCCGCGCAGGTCTCTCAATCTGCGCGGGCCGAGGTCAAACAACGATTACGAGGACAGGGTAGGCACTTCGAGGCCGGGATGCTGGCCCGCGTGGCGCATCAGCGAGTAACCGCTGGTCTTGCCGTCCGTGCGAATGCATGGAGCCTGACCGAACACGGTTTCATAGCCGCCGCCATCGACGAAGGAATAGTCATCCTTGTCACCGATCAGCATGTCGTCCTGGGCATAGCAGCGGACTGCGCTGTTCTGCCCGAGGATGAGGCTGTTCATGTCCACTGCGCCGTTGGCGTTGCATGGGATGATGTAGGCACCCGCGTCGAACTGCGAGGTCCAAATGAAGTCAGGCGAGGTGTTCGCGGTGGCTCCGCCGCCACCGGCAGAACGAACATAGGTCGTGCCGTCCACCTGGAGGCCCCATGTGTCGTCAGTCGCGACGAGGTTGCCGAGGGTCGCGGTGCCAAGGGCGGACAAGTCAGCGCCGACAGAAGGATCGAGAATCCCGTTGAGCGTGATCTTATTGCCGTTGTTGCCTGAACCCAGCCAGGACACGAACCCGACAGAACCATCAGGATTGATGACCCAGCCGTAGAACGTGGCAGCGGCCATGTCCGAATAGAACGTCGTCCACGCCACGCCCGTAGGAGCGAGCGAGGTAAGCGCCGCCTGGCCTTCATACCACTCATAGGCGTAGCCGCCCATCCATGCCATGTATGGTGTCTTCGTGTCCGTCGCGTGGCTTTTCAGCACGCAGGAGGCTGCGGCGGTGTCCACACCGAACCCGGTGGAGAGCACGGCGCGAGGAGCCAGAGGATCAGCGACCTGATCGTTTTCAGGATCAACGGAGACGTGCTCAAAGAGGCCCACGCCGTTCCAGTCCAGCAGCTTGCCGGAGAACATGGCGTTTTCCTCGTTGCTCTCAGCGCCACCGTGCATGGCCGCCTGCTCATAGCTGCTGGAGTTCTTGATGCTGGCGATCGCCGCATCAGGAATGTACACCATCGGCTTGTAAACCGGACTGCCATTCTTGTTCCGCACGATGATGGAGCTTCCGCCCGTGCGCCGCCACTGCGGGATCGCGTTCGTGATGCCGGAAGGCGTCAGCGTGTCCAGCGCGTTCAGGCTGGCAAGCGTCTTGCGACCGTTCGGATAGATGATGTTGCCGTTCGCCTGAAGCTTCAGCGCCATCTTCATGTCGTTCATGCGGCGGCGTCCAAGTTTGAGTTTGAGCGACTGGAGCACCGTGGAACGAACGCTCGCGCCCGTTGCCATGAACTTGAGCTGCTTCTTCGTGAACTTGAAGGCATCGCGCCAGAAGTCCACCACGCAGCCGAAGGTTTTGAAGTCCACGACGGACTCATTGCCTCGCAGTTCGGTTTCACCACGAGCGCCGGGGCCGCGAGGCTGGCTCATGACGGTGAACTTCACCTCATCGCCAGCATTGGCAGATGCGAGGTCTTTCTTGACCACGAAGGGCTTTCCGGAGCCTTCAGCCCCCTCGAAACGAGAGAAGTCATCCACCGATTCGGCACCTTTGCGGAGCTGCTGGGAATAAACTTTTGCGACGACGGACGGATCAGCCGCGACAGCAGCGGCGAGAGTTTGGACGATTGAATTGGAATTGTAGGTGCTCATGGCGGGGTGAAATGGAGTTGATGAACGGTCAATGGCCTACCCATGGCCGGGACTGTCACCGTTTCTTGGTGAGTAAATCCAGGCTCTGAAGAAAAGCTTCCTGATCTTGCTGCGAGAGCTTGTCGATTTCGGCCATGGCTGTCTGAGGTGACAGACCGCCTGCGGTGAAACCGGCTCCGACTGGTGACCCCGGTAGGCGTACCGTAGTTTTCGGCACGGGCGGAATCGGATTTGCTGGGTTCGGCACTGGCTCGGCGCTTTTCGCGGCCTTGCTGGTGAAAAACTTTGCGAGCACCCGCCGGCCGATCTTCTCAGACCAATCAGGCTGACTCATGATTGGGTCGTTTTTGGCCCGTGCAAGCAGAATTTCGTCGGCGCAGTGTTCGTTGAACGGTGCGGCCAGTTCGGGGTCGGTGAGATATTCCGAGAACGTGTCGGCAACGCGCTGCTGACTGGCAGCTTCGGCTTGTGCCCATTCCTGATCTTTCTTCGCCTGTTCCCGTGCCTCAATCTTGGCATAGATGTCCACCGCAAGCTTCTGCCCCTTCAATTCCTGAATCTCTTCGAGGATGTCGGCGGCTTTGGGATCATAGGACTCCTTCGCCGTCTTGTATTCGGCCTGCTTCGCGACAATCTGCGCGTCGATGTCTGCCACGGTCGGGACAGCGGCAACCTGCGCGACCTGTTCCGCTGGTTTGGCGGCTTCCGCAGCAGCAGCCACGGCAGGGGGCAATGCTGCGACGCCGAAGATTTTGGTGAATGCTTCGCCGGGAGTCGTGCCCCCGCGAATCAAATCCAGCGCCTGAACGGTCTTGGCACGGTCCGCAGGGGACAAGGCTTTGATGGAAATGCGGCCCAGCCCTTCGCCGGCGGCGGCGAGTTCTTCATCCGTCTTGGCAGCGATGGCTGCTTGCTGGCGACTGGTGGCCTGTGATGCCTCATCCACGACAGCGGCTGGCGCTGGTTTCACATCATCCTTTTTCGGCTCAATCTTGAGCGCCTTCGCTATGCGTTCGGGATCTCCGCTCTCCAGATCGGCCAGCATCTCGTCGGTTGCTTCACCCCCGAATGCGGCAATAGCCTCTTCAATCGTCGCATCTCTTTGGGGTTCAGCGGCAGCAGGAGCGGCCACAACGGCGGGATTGGCTGGTTCAGCCGCGGCGACTGGCACGGTTTCGGTCGTGGCGACGGCGGCAATGGAGGCGGTGTCAGGGTCTGGCATGGTCGTGTGTGGTTGAGTTTGAGGCGGGGAATCAGTTGAAAAAGGCGTTTTAAAGGATGATGATTATGGGCGTTTCCCCTCCCACATTTGAGCGTTTTTGGTCGCCAAATTGCCGAGCAGTCGAGCCAGTTCTCGCAGGCCTTGAGGAATCTTGAGATTGCCAGCGTAAGTCAGGAATCGCTTGGCGTTTTGGCGTTCAGTGACTGCCGCGAGTGTTTGATGTTCAGATATGGTCATAACGTGGTTAGGTGGCGTTATCGTTTCGGGCGGCTGTTGAAAGTAGTCAAGGGCTGTCTTACGCGGGTATCTCTTGAGCCCGCCGTATGAGGGCATCTAGCTTTTCTGCCTTCACCTGCGTAAGCCAATGCGCCGTAGAATTCCAACCATCCATGGCAGTTCAAGAAATCCAACCCGTGCCCATATAAGTGAAGTTGGTATCCTCTGTTTTAAAGGTTGGGCGGCGCGATCCCGTCCTGATCGTCACATTGTTCTGGGTGATGCCATGGGTCACGATGATGCCAGGATCATGCTTCACTGACTGGCGCGACAGCCATGAGTTGCTGGAATTGACGCTGCTCTTGGAAGTATTCATGACTGATTCTCCCGGTCGTCGATGGGCGGACAGGCTTCAACGAGTTGGCGGTGCCAGAATCCGCCGATGTTCTGCGTGGAATCTTCTGTCGGATACTTCTCCCAGTCGGTCATGGGAGTTGGGGGGAACTCCTGAGCTACCAAGTCTCCTCCTATGGAGGTTTCAATAGTTCCAGCGCCGAAAAGCACCTGTCCGCTGGTCTGATATTGAGGAAATCGGCAGCCTGGGTGTAGGCATTCAGGCAGTGAGCCGCTGCACCCGTCAAAACTCCAGTTGATACTGTCAGTAATTGGGGTCGGAGATCTTTGCTCACGCCTCGGCCATGGACGCTCGGATAAGAAATCACTGATTTTGAACCAAGTCGGATACATCTTGCCGTCACGCGTCCTGCTGCGTGGATGTGTTCTGGCGGCGTTCAAGATATTGCCACTTACATCTTGGGATGCCAAAGGTAGATTTCCCTTCTCAAACCAAAGCTTCAATAGCACCGTGGGCCAGTACTCCATACGCTTCACCCAGTTCACAGTGTAGGGAGTATTTCGCTCCTCCACAGTGCGCGTTCGGCCAAAGATGAAGGCCCGCTTCTGATAGCCCGCTTTCGCTGAGTGAACCAACGTGTATCCTTGCAAACTCGACGGAATAGATTCAGCGTTTTTGATCCATTTTGGGCAATCGCTCCACAGCACGACGGAGTTGATGAAATCGGGAAGCACATCGTTAATATCCTCCTTCGCCACGATGGAAAAACCGCGCTCGGCAGGATTGGGCGTGTCCACCCAGTCAAAATTTGAGTTGATGGAGGGCATTTAGGATCGTGGTTGAGACCCAGTACCGAGGATGTCAGCAAGACGGAAGGCGTAGGTAAGGCCATTGCTACTCACAAAGCTTCTCCATGTCACCGACTTGTCGAACTGGCGCGGCGCTGTCCCTGCTACCTCATCGGAGGCTTGGCCGGGGGTGATCGTCAGGACTGCGGTAGTAGCATACGCGTTCTCAAGAGTGGCAAGAGTACCAGGCATTGTCACGCTACCAGCGCCACCGACACCACTGACGCCGTTCGTCTGTGTCTGGGCGATTGTCTGAAAGGTGTTGCGATAAGGTTCACTTTTCTCGTCAACCAACGAGTCTGCCCATGCGCCCGTCCACGACGGAACGAAAGCATCCCCTCGACCGCCCTTGAGATGGATGTAGGTGTCAGTCGGAACCCCTGCCCCAATGTAAAAGAATAGCGTGTTCGCTCCATTTGCCCCGCTGCCATTCGTCACAACAATGCTAGCCGTCCCCGCGCTGCCTGCGGGACATGTGAGCGTAATACTGGTGTCACTGACCACAGTAACGCCAGTGGCCGCCACGCCGCCGATGGTGACTCCCGTTGTCCCTGTGAAGTTAGCGCCAGTCAATGTCAGCGTCGTGCCGCCATTATTCGTGCCGAAATTGGGCGTGACGGATGAAAGAGTCGGAGCGGCCATAGCGGATGGATTCGGGCGTTTTTAAGGGGCTGTCAAGGTCACACCATGAATCGAATGCGGCTGCGAATCTGACTCAGCTTACGGGTATGGTGTCCGACCGCTCCGCCTTCTCTGCTTCCCTGTAAATCACTGTTACCCTCAATGGTTTCCACAAAACCGTTTTTGGGTGCCGAAATGGCAATGCCCGTGTGGCTGAATGTGAAAATCACGATGTCGCCCGGGCGAATGTCCCCGTCATGTGGTTTCTTCGTGCTGGTAGTATTGTCCTGTCGGCGGCTCCAGTTCTCCAGATCCCACGCGCCTGCGGTTGTGGGGCGTTTGAATCCTGCGGTTTCCTTGATGCCAGTGGCCTCCATGGCTTTCTTCACACAGAAGTCCACAAAAGCAGCGCACCAAGGCCAAGACTCATGCGGCGGCAGATTGGTGCAGGCCTTGTAATCATCCACGCGCGGGCCGCAATTTGTGCCATCCACCTCCTCAACGCCGATTTCGTGAGTGGCTGCGTGGACGATGGCGGCTGGGAGAATGGCGCTCATAGAGATAGGTGGTTGAGATTACTTCGGCCTCACCATCCAGAAAACGCTGCCGATGGCAAGCCCTATAGCGAGGACGGCCAGGATGATTCGGGCGGCGATTTCCAGCGAGTTCATGGGGTGATGACAACCGGCTCTTTGGCGCTGGTGGTGGGCGTGAGTCCTTTGGTGATAATGGCACCTGCCTCTTGAATGAGGACGGCATCGCCCGGTGTGATGATACCCTTGTCGGCTGCGGCGGTGAGGCCAAGCGAGCCGAGAGAGACAACCTTGCTGATGGTGGTGTCTCCGCTGGTGAGAACAGCGGTGGTCTGGTTGATAACCAGCGCATCTCCCGGTGAGAGTTTGCCGGTGGCGACGGCGGCGGTCGCGCCAAGCTGTTCAAGCGAGACGACCATCTGCTTTTGCTGCGGGGTCAGCGTGCAGGCTGCGAGCATGGCGCAGAAGAGTGCGGCGATGAGGACGAGGGAGTACTTGAGCATGGGTTTCATGATGATGAGTGGGGTTTGAATGAATGGGAATAGAAGGTTTTTCATGGTGTGGTGGGTGGAGTTACTGTGCGTGATGAGAGGTAATTCGCCTTGAATAGACTCATTGTCCTGTCGAATTGTTCGTCATCGAACCATGTACTATGGTCAAATTCTGGCTGGCTGCAATCTGTTACGACTGTCGGGAACCTGGATGCAAAGCCGCCTCCATTCAGACCAAGATAGCCATAGCCAAGATGAGGAATGCCAAATGGAGCAAGGATGAACGACAGGAAGCGCGTGAGGAAGCTGGCATCGCGGGCTGCACGGAGAGCCTTATCTTTGGGGCTTCCGTAGATGAACATCCGCTTGAAACTCTTTTTGCGGATGGCACGAGCAAAGTCGGCCTCAAATGCCGCTGGCGCGAAGCAATGAACCTCGTTGACGTGGATGCCGAGGTTTAACAGGCGTTGGATGATGTCGTTCCCATTGCTGTGGCCTACCAGCACAATTTCATAATCGAAGTTTTCATCGTTCTTGTAGGTATTGATGAGTTCGATCAGTTCATCCACCCGCGCACGCTGGCCCTTGAATCGAAATATGGCCGAACAGGTATATTCGTATCGCTCCGCCACGATGTTGCCGTCGAGGTTCACATCAAGCCACCAGTCAAACCGGCGTGTCCAGGCTTTAAAATCCTGCTTCACGCGGATGCCGTTTATCGCCAATATCAATGTGCGTTTTGGTAGCGGGCGAATGGCGCAAGATGGCGATGATGATTCCATAGGGTTACTGCCAGAGCTTGTCGATGAGTTTCCAGAGCGCTGCGAGAATTGCAAAGGCAGTCGAAATACCGGCGATCATCTTCATGGCAAGATCTTCTAGCTTCTTGACCCTTTTTTCGATTTCACGCACCTCGGCACGATGGGCGGGCCAGTCAGAAGTATTATGCTCGATTTCCGTCAATTTTGCATCATGGGCTTTGAGGGTGTCCCTCAACTCCTTATGCCATGCTGCGTCCGCCTGTGCCTTCTGCTCCAGCAGTCGGACATTTTCAGCCTTCATTTCTCGCTGTTCGGCTTCGGTCATTTGCTGGCATGTTCGATGAGTTTTTCGTCAGCAATCCGGACAGCCTCAGACGCTGCCTTTAAGCGTTCTTCGGCTGTCGGCAGCACAGGAACGCCCGCCTCCGCCTCCTGAATGGCAATAGCGACCTTCTGAGCCTCCTCGGCATGCACCTGCGCAGCAAGCGCCACCTTTTGAGCCTCTATCGCATTCGCGGGAGGACTCGGCGGCGAAGCGAGAGTATCATCTTGCAGTGTCATGTATGAGAATGTCGCGACCATGTTCCTCTTCGCTGGTTTGTGGTTATTTAAATATGGTCTTTAAAGCTTGCAGTCCCAGCTCCGCCATCAGCGCCCACGGCCTTCCAGGCTGTTGCCTCCAGTGATAGGATTCCACGTGAGCCTCTGGGAAAGCAGCCTGCAAAGCGGGCAGTTTGGCTATTGCATCCTCGGGAAACAAACCCGCCAGCCACCAGTGCGTCGCAGGCGCATCACCCGTAGGCGATCCCATCGGCACAAACGCAGCTTTCGCCACGTCACCAAACGCCTGCGCCGCTGCCTCACGCACAGCATCCAGAATCTCAGAGGGGATGATGATCAGTTGCCGCGTCATGCCGTTTGCAGGTAGGTGAGAAGTTCATCTGCCGTGTCAGTATCCAGCAGGGAGGTGAAAAACAGGCAGTGACGAATTGAGCCCAGCCAGAACACGCCGGATACAAGGCCTAAGTTGAACGAATCCAGACCGCTCGTCCAACCTGCGCCAAGCCCCGTCGATGTGCTGATAAGCACTCCGTCCACATAGAACAAACGGCTGCTTCCGTTGCGCACCAGTCGCACGACATGCCATGCATCATTCTGCACATCAACCGCACCACTGATCGCCAGGTCCCCGCCTGTCGGGCAATACCAGAGCAGTCGCGGATTGGTTTGAGCCAGGACAGTGTTGGACTGGGTAATCCCTCCTGATACCCACAGTCCACGAGTGCCCGCACCGCTCGAAAGCCCCTTCACCACCCCCCATTGCTCAAAATCACCCGTGCTGCCATACAGCGTGAAATTATCAATCGTCGCATCCATGTGGTCATCCACACCGTCAGCGCTTGCCGCAGCCCTTCCGTCCCCATCATCCGCCACATAAGTGAGCCGCTCAGTCCCAGTGCTGCTCAGAGTGATAACACCCTTTCGCCCCGCCCAGGTACCAAACGGGTTACCGTCCCCTGTCGCCGCTAGTGTTCTGTAGTCCAGCCAGTCTGACAGCTCCGCCCTGTTCATCGGGTCAAACGGCACCGTCCGTGGCGGATTCATCAAAATGCGGCGATTGGTGATGATGTTTGGCATCTTAGTCTTGGAGGATGCCAAGGGCAAGTTGCAGACCGGCTGCTGTTGTCCAAGCGGGCGTGGTGCCACGGGCTACCAGAGCATAAAAAAGCGAGGTGGCTGCGGGCTTGATGACGAGTCCAAGCGTGTCGTCGCTGAACACCTTGTTGGCACCGCTAGCATACCACTTGTCAGCAGGCAGTGGAATTACCCCAAGACAAGTCAACGCCTCGGCATCGGAGACTGTCCAGGCGGCATTGTCAGCAGGGGCCGTGAAGGTCGCGGAGAACAACCACAATTCCATATCAACGGCAGCGGTTGTCGTGTAGTCGGTGATGCGCGCTGATTTGATGATTCCTGTCCCGCCAGAAACGCGAACCGCATTAGCGAATGATTGCGGGGCGGTGTCGGTGCCGCAGTAATCGCCTGTGGCGCGCGCATTTGTATCGGTGAACACCACGGCGCTGGTGACGAGGGCGGAAACGCCAACGACTTTGCCGATGACGGCCTCGCCTGCATTCACCTGCACGCCGTTTGTCGTCCCAGGCGTGGTCTGGTCAATGCCCACCTTGCCCACCAACGCCGTTCCGGCCACCAGCTTTACGCCAGTGGCAAACATCTTGCGCCACGCGGCCATGAATGCTCGCAGCATGTCATTTTCTGGACGCAGAGGCTGCGAGTCCAGTTCATCGAATGTGAGTTTAGCCATGGCGTGCGAATAGTGAAGGGAGGATTACTTGTGGTTCACCAACCCGATAGCCGCATTCGCAGACTGATCGGTGATCGTGACGAGGAAGTCGTTGCCGCTCTCGCTGTGAACGAAGAAATCGGTGTCTTCCACGAGCGCCACGTAGTCGTGAGTGCCGGTATTGGCTTTGACGAGCGCCATCAGCTTGCGAACTGCACCGGGGCTGTCCACGAGATCGACGCCGAGAGCGAGTTCTTCGGTGGCATCCCATTTCCAGCCACCGTCAAAATAGGTGTTCATCACGCCCTTTGCTGCCCCAGCGGTGCTCGCGAGAATCTTGTAGTTGGTAACTGCATCGCCGTCCGTGGTCGCGAGGGCTGAGATGTCCACCTCAACCCACGTCCATTTGTTGATGGTCGCGACGGCGGGAATATTGAATGCATGGTCGGCTGTGCTGTCCACAATCACGAAAGTGAGGTCGCCAGCCGACAGAGCCACGTCGGTATAGATCCAAAATCCCACGCTTTCTTCGGTGGTCCAGTCCTCGGCGCTAAAAGCCGTCCATTGCACCCCGTCACCAGCCACGGCAGCGTCAGGCCATGCCAGCTTGAGGCTGTTGGTGCCCTTGCGGGCAATCGTGGCGTCCTGCGTGTCGGTTGGAGCAGTACCAACGGTAACGGCACTAAACTCTGCGGCTGGCGTGTCATCCATCAATGCGACAGTTTTTGCAGTAGCCGTACCGTTTGTCATGGTGCCGAAAGTGACGAGGGTTGAATTGACGATACCCGTCAGACTGTTGGATGCGCCCAGGTTGCCCCCTGTGGAGTCCGAGGGAATTGTGGCGTCAGCCGTTGGTGTAGTGAACGCGCCTGTGTTGCCACTGAGGTTAATTGCCGTGCTGCCGCTGGATGTGGCCCCGTTGATGATCGGAGATGTGAATGTCTTGTTCGCAAAGGTTTGAGCAAGAGTCACCATCGCGAATGTATCAGCCACGCCTGCGGTGTCGGATACGGTCAGCAAGTTATCTCCTGTTGGATCAGCGAAATTGACAGTCACCTCACTCGTGTTCGCCGTGGCACCCTCTGCCACGATAGTGCTCGGCCCCGTCCAAACAGCCCCGGCACGGCCAAGACCGTTCAAACCGCTGTTGATCGTGGAAATCACGACGGAGACGTTGTTGTCAGCGTCAAAGCCCGTAGCCATGAGGTCAGGGAACCAAACCGTGCCGTCTGCAACAGTGGGATCAACTACCGCCAATGTGGTTTCAAACGCATCAGCAGTGTCACCTTCGAATACGTAGGTTCCAGCCACAGGGTTGTACACCACCGTGCCCGACGCATCAGGAAAGGTGATCGTGCGGTTCGCCGTGGGGTCCGTGATGACAATAGAAGTATGGAATGCGTTGAAGGTGCCTTGATATTTCAAGGTGCCTTCCCATGCCGAAAGCAGAATGTTGTTGTTCTTGTCCAGCAGGCCGTAGGAAAAATTGGAAGTCGCGATCTGAGCCTTGGGGATAGGCTTGTTCGTGTTCGGTTCCAGCTTGCGCAAGGCCGTGTCAAGGGTCTCGGCAGCAGGGGCGAGGCAGGAGAGCGCCGCGAAAACGGCGATGGTGGCGAGGATGTGCTTTTTCATGGTGCGGGTGGCGTTGCGGTTTGAGGTGGAGATTGAGTTGCGGCAGGCGCGGTTTGCTGTTGCTGGGCTGTGAGAAGGAGTTGTTGAAGCAATGCGCCTTGATCGGGCGGCAAAATCGAAATGCAATCTTGAATTGTTGGCGCGGCCTTGCGCACCATCATATCAGGATTGGTAAATTCGAGAGCCTTCAACGACTGAATGACGCCATCGCGCGCGCCCACTTTATCAAGCTCGGGCATGGCCGAGTAGGCTTGAAGCTGCTGCATCATCACCTGCGACCCTTGGAGCTTCGTCTGGTTCTGCTCCTGCGTCATGAGCATTTGAACGTCGATGTCGAGATTCTGAATGTTCTCCGGCGAGATCGTGACCAGTTCCTTGTTGTCGCCCTCGCCATAAGCAAAGGCCTCCGTGCGGTCAAAGTTGGCGTAATACAGCTTCACCGCGTAGCTGAAGGCCCGTCCCTTCGACCTGCGCAGCCGGCGGATTGGCTTTTTGAGCAGAACGGCAGCCTTGCTCATCAAAGCACGGACGCCCGTTGCCGTGTTGTTCTCCGGCACTGCGGAGAGATCGCCCTGGCTGGCGCTGGTGACCCCGCTGCGGTTCTGCGCGAGCTGCATGCCGATCTGAAACAGTTCCATGCTGCGATTGTCAGCGTCGGGCAGTTGCGCGAACTCCAGGCAGTCAGCCAGCGTCTTGCTCGGCTTCGGTTTGATCGTCATGCCGGGGCCGATGACCAAATCCCCGCCGTCCTCGTCGATGTGCATGTTCTCCTCACGGATGGACGTGATGGGATTCGCGTGCATCGCATTGCGGAATCCAACCTGATTCCACAGATCGTCTGTGAAAGTCTGGAGATAGGCGTATTTCGAGAAGAAACCACGCCCATAAAGCTTGTGAGGCACAGGCTCCCACACATCGCACTTGATCGGCAGTTCAGCCTTGGGGGAGATATTTGCCAGATAGTCCGCCCAGATGATCCAGTCCTCATGGTAGGGCGGGAAGACAATGCACATCCGCGCCTCCTTGCCATTGCCAAGCGCGTCCCCGCGAATGTAGGCCTCGATCAGGCGGATGCGGGAGTTCATCAGGCGGTCTGACTCTTCCACTCCCAGCGGCTCGTCGTCCATGGCCACGACGGTTGTAGCGTCGGCAGTCTGCTCTCTCTGGAGCTCTTGCTCTGTGCGCTGCTTCACATCGGCGCATCGGGCGAGGCGAATCGCATCCTCTTTCGACAGATTGAACCGGCGCATGGCCTCAAACGTGGACATCTCCACCGAGATATAGACGT